GCGCACTTTGCGCGTGGGGATAGACAAAAACTACACCTGCACCTGTTTTCACAGGAACTTTTTGACCGTCAGCATTTTCAGCTAACTGAGTCAAAAAATTATGAGCTTGCGCTATCGGAACATTCGCCATAAACGAGAGTTGAACAGGGTCAACAATACCTCGATTACTCTCATATAAAGCACTGAAGCAACCGGTGACTCTGTTTGCCATTTGTGTCTCTTGTAGCTCTTTATATTCTTTATCTTTACCTAGTGCGGTTCCTCCGAGGAGTCCTCCGGCAAAGACAAAGGCAGCGCTCACGTACTGAGGAGCTACAAACGCCGTGGTAATACCAACAGCGGCACTTAGTCCTAAGGAGAGACCGAGGTTAGTTAGAGGCTTTGTCATGCTTTTGAAATGCTGTCTCCCAGTTATTTGTGTATGGATCCTGCGCAAACTCTACAGGTGTAGGTAGGCGCTCTGGACCACGTGTTGCTCGATCAGAGTTTACATCGTATGGCTTGAGACGCAGACCTTTTATGGAAGGAATGCCGTCATTTAACACGATTTTAACGGAATTAAGTTTCAGGATGTTCACACAAGCTTCCTTAGTACGCTCAACGAAACGATGTTTTGCTGCAGGCTTGTAACCACAAGACTTACAGAAATTTGCATAGCTAGGGTAAAGAGCACCATATGCGTTTGCAACATACATTCCTTTTTCACCCTCATCAGCATTTGGTTTACGCGCACCAGCACCAACAGCTGTGGTTGTGTTAGGCGCATAGAGACAGCAATCGTTTAACCAAGCGACAAATTGATTATTGAAAAGGAGAGCTTCAATATTGTTCTTGTTTAGAGAGGGAACATGTTTTGTGGGGTTAGCAAGAACGTCTTTCATTGTTGCGTAGTCCATAGTGAGAGCCCAACTAACAATTCCGCTCATCTCATCTACGAAAGCTCCTTCTATCCTGTCGTCGTAGACACTAATCAATTCTTTTCTAGAGCTAGGGTCGACCACTTTGTCCATAACGATTGTCAGGCGGCGACGTTCAAGACCGCTACTTGAGTCGTTTGATGTGATGTGCTCATTACTAGCAATACAAACAAGACACTCAGGCTTAAAGCTGATTATTTCTTTACCGTATTTTCGTTCAGCTCTAAGTGTATCTGATGCTGATGTTAGCTTTTTAAGTACGTCCATGCGCTTGTTGTAGTTTGATTCGTCTGTCAGTAGAAGTAATTTCTTACCAATCAAGTTGTATGTTTCAAATTTGTTGGTCTCGATAACTTCCAAACTCGATGTGTGTGTGCCGTGATAACCAGCTAACGCAATCATCAACTGCTGCATTGTTGATTTTCCTGTACCACCGGGGCCGACCAGATGAAGAAATCTCTCACCTCCTGTATAACCAGTCAGTAATGCGCGAGCAAAAGCTTGGATTAATTTCTCTTGCCCTACGTCTAAAGCTGACTTAATCCAGCGCATAAACTCTGGACAATGAGAATTTTCGTCATAGGAGTAAGCAAGTTTGTGACGAAGGTAAAGCTCCTTGTTACATCCCGGTTCAAACTCCAAGGTGGACGTATCCAAGATTCCGTTTTGAAAAGGTATACACCCTCTAGATTTAGTCCAGATGCTTCTCCTTCCCCCGTCTGCAGATTTAAGTAGCTTGCACTTTAAAATCGAAAACACGCTACTTATTGTCGCAGCATTGTACTTACCAAGAACACCAGCAGATATAAAAGTATCTAAAGCTTTTACAATTCTGCGTTTGATGTGCTGCTCATCTTGGTGATACCAGATATCTAAATCTTCGTCGTAGTGATAAAACTGATCAAGATAACTGTCGTATAGGAACTGATCGCCCTGGTTTGAGACAATTATGTCCGCTACGTCGTTTTCAGAAAACTCTCTCCTGGCATTACCTTGCGCAGCTACTAGCTGAGTAGGGGTTTGAGGTGTTGTAGAACTCGTCATGGGTTTTGAAGGTGTTTTTGATGTTTTTGTTTTACTGACTGGATTTAGGTCAAACGAACTCATATCCATAACAGCGCTGACGGCTTCTTGTCGTTTTGCTTCTGCTACCGATTCCTTAATTTCGTCAGTCGCGTGGGTGTCATAGATAGAACGACTCACTCGCCTAATTTTTTTCCAGGTTCCAACGTCTCCTAGGTCTGAAGCAAGAGCTACTGCAGGCTGGAGTTCCTCTGGGTTCTTAATTGAATTAAGAATCCTTCCAAATTTTCCGTCGATCTCATGAGGGTAGCCATAGATGTTTTCAAATGCAGTATAGCTCACAGAAAGCGGTGTTGCGCATAGAGAAATACTATTCTTATTACACCAATTCGCCCATCCGATCAGCTCTTTAAAGACCGCAGCCATGGTTGAGCTTCGGTCCCCAACCTCGTTACCGTTCAATACAGAACTTACTGTGTTGGACACAACTCGCTCAATATCTAAACCATTTTTGCGTAGTGTCACATTCTTTAAATACTCTTCTGGGTTACCCTCCTGAGTCTGAAGTTGGGTCGGAGCCGCGTTGTACTCCCTAAAAGCGTCGTCTATTTTAATTTTTGGTATGAAATTATCAGACACCAGAAACACATCAGACATATCTTTTGCTCCGTAGAACAAATTGGGGACAGTCGTTGCTCTTACATCTGAACCAGGGATAAGAGAATATATTTTTTTACAAAACCAACTATAAAAATTTGGATCATATATGGGATGCTCAAGACCAAAGACAAGTCTGAAACGAGGCCAAGATTCTGACGTGGAAGGTGAGTAATAACCACAGGTTAAGTATTTTTTGCATATTTCTAGATCTAACGCCTGCTCAACTGTAAGCTCTTGTTTTTGTAATTTTTCTCCGTTCGGTCCTTTTCCATCAGCCTGATTATCTATATCGACAATAATGAGACCAGCTACGATGACTCCTGTCGATCCCTGAGTTCGTTTGCCTCCCCGGAGCTGCCAAGCACATAAACCTGCTTTGGCTCCTACAGAAGATTTTATCTGCTCAGCGTTAGCTTGAACCGATCGCCAATTTTGATTAAAAGCTGAGAAGTTTCCGCCTGCTTCAATCTTCCCTGTTTTTTCGTCGAGGTAAGGGACGACAGTCTCATTAACTGAGCAAATAAAGTGCATGATGTTCTTCTGTGTCCTTTAGTATGCCATGGTTTTTACTGAATCTTATTAAGAAACAATAAAGCGAACGCTCTTACAGCAGCTGCACGAAACTGAGTCTAAGCTCTTCAAGCTGCTTTTCCAGACTCATAATAATCTGCAACCACCTGAAACCAAGCTTCCTGGTCTTTTTCAACTTCGTTTGGACCGAATGTAAATATCTGAGTGTTGTATTCCTTAATAGCTGTTGTAACAATAATCTGAGTTTTTTCAATCTTAATACCTAAACAAGCTTCAGCTGCTGCTTTATACGCTGCTAACTGTAATCTTGTTTTTTTTGTTTTAAAAACTCCACTAATTAAAGCCTTCTTTGTTTTTTCGTCTAAATTGTTTTTTTTGTTTGGAAATCTTGCGCTATAAGGTCCGTTGCTTGTTTTAAAATCAGCCAATATTATTTCAGCATTACTGTTCATATAAATCAAGTCACAACAACCCGCGTAGCCGTATCCAGTGTTTTCATCGTAGTAATGAATCCTACCTACTCCATCGTCTCCTACATAGTCAGACCAGCTTGGTTGGTTGAACGGTTTTTCAGACCACAGAACACGCCCACCTTCAAGTAAGTCATCTAGTAGTTCAGGAACACCGTCCCAAAAAGGAAGATAATTGTCAGGAGGGATGACACGTAGCCCACGCAAGTAATTTTCTACGCTGTTGTGAATCCAGTTTCCTCTTTCAGCTGCAGCGTCTGCAACTCCTGGATTCATCAGATTCCAATGAGCCAGCTTCTGTCTCGTGGCTTCAGTCGCCGTGGCACTTAAGACAGACGTAACTGAGGGTAGAGGCTTTGGTACTCCTCCGCAAATATAGTGTCTACGTCCATTAATCGTTACGCGAGTATCAGACACAATAATTGTGTAATTTTAATTAGCTTAGTCTAGTTTTTTAATCTCGCTTGTTTGGGGTTTCCTCAAGTTCTTCTAAAAAGAACTCAGACTGTTGATACTGATACTGCTTATTACGTTGTTCTAATTCATCCATAAGACACAAAGCAGCGCTAAATCCTTCTAATACAACCTCTGCGCACTCGTCTGCAGTTCTAACTTGGCCTCCAGGGTCCACACACTCAGTAAGTAGTTGATTACCAGCAAGCAAGCCAGCTACTTTATCTAGCTTTATATTGGTTTGTTCCTGAAGCGTGATTAAGCGCTCAAGCTTATCGTTGAGGTTCCCTCTCATAGTCTTAGATCTCGCGAGTTCTGCCAGTTTATAGAATAATCTATCGCTGTCCTTACTTTTGCTTCTCCAGCGTCTGTAAACACAAACCACGCAGAAGTTACTGAGTCTTTTGCTTTTATCTCATCCGCACGAAATGCAGGTCGAGGACTAAGAACCTTAATGTTTGTCAACGCAAATTTTTCAAGAAAGTTCTCTCTAGTTTTTGTAGGTTCTAAAAACGTCAGTCTATCGAGAATGCAAACTCCCCTTCTTGCAATCTGAACACCACAGTCTGTAACCCACTGTGTGTACTCCTTATTACCTTGAGTAATAGCAATCACCCAGTCTACCTGGTTTTTGTATTGAGCCCACCAGTCAATGTCTGTCACGTCCTGTTCTAACTCATTTGTTATTATCTCATCCTTACTAAATTCTTGTATTTGTTTTTTAAGCTCTCCTGTAAAGTCTAAAGGGAGTAGAACACTACCTTTAAACCATTCGCATTTTCCTATAGGATTAAAAATACCGGAAGGGACTTTGTAAAACTTAGACATGCTTAGAAGTGATCTGGTAGAGAAACTAAGGAGCCACCTGTCCTTGGAAGAAGACTTAGGACACCGTGTGTTTCTAGACACATTGTATGACCTTAATAGGACTGATGCTCGCGAGGTGCTTGAGGTTATCCATCTATCGTATCTTATAAGGGGGAGGTTACTGGAAAAGATCGCTCTTTACTCCATAACGCATGATCTTCCTTTACCTAGTTTTGGCGACTTAATAGACTACGAAAATTAAACATAAAAAAGACTCGAAGTCATCAGACTCCGAGCCGCAACCCTCCCAAATCAAGCTTACATCACACAGACAAGCCTGCGTCCTTTAAGGCTTTAAGCTGTGCATCTGTTAACTCTTTCTTTTCACCTGCACCCGCTGTGGGAGGAGAAGAAACTTTTTTACCTGGAACACCGGCATCAGCTGGAAGAGCAGCCAAACCTTGCGGTGTCCCAGCTTCTAACCTTTTGGGGTTTTGCTCGATGAACGAAGTCTTGATCTTTTCGTGATCTTCTCCCATAGGAAGTTCGACCAGATTAGAACCGGGGATAACAGCTCGTAGTGCAGACGCCACGAGATCTGCTGAAGCTTCGAGCCAAGCTCCAACGTCTTCGATGAGTTTCTTCTCATCATCGTTCTGAGCCGGACGGTCTTTGAACTCTACGACGTTGTAGTTGATCTTCGCTCCGTCAGCTCCTGTCACAGGATCACGCTCATTAAATGATCGCTGTACAAATTTCGTAGAAGTAATTACTTCGCTTACATTGATCCTGTTGTTGTAGAGCGTCTGAAAATACGAAATAAAGTTTTTTTGAGACGACTTACCGCTGATGATGCTCGTACACACACATCGAGGAGGTAAGAGACGATGAGAAGGCGTAACACCAATGTAAGAAATGCGAATAAACTCTTCGTGCGCTCGCATTCCGAGGTTTCCGAAATACGGTGTGAAACCAAGAAGGATGAACTCAATCGGTATCCCATTGTCGTTTGTGTCGGTGATCGCAGAGTCCGGGTCATTATCGGATTTCCAACGACGCGCCTGAAGATCGATACGTAACGTGTGCGGTGGCAGTTGACAGAGAATTTCTTCGGCATTGAATTTGCCAGCGATAAATACCATGAGAAGGTTCCGTTAGTTCAAAGAGAAAAATCGAGTGAGCCAAGAGCGGCTTTAGAGACGACACCTTTTTCAGGGTCAGCTGCTTTTTTAGGAGCAGGTTTGGACCCTCTAGGAAGGTATAAAACTTTAGAGACCCCGTAGTTGATGAATTTTTTGTCTTCTCTTTCAGATGACGTAAAACTACCAACAGCAATAGTCGGAGTTCCTGGAGGTAACTCAGCCATTTCCTTGGAAAGCTTGTTCCAGCCGGATAAGGCAAACCACTGCGTTTCTTTCTTTTCGTCCTGCCAAGCAAGAGATCGGTTAGTCACAGTGTTGTCTCCAAGCTCCTTCTCGGTAGCGATAGGACCAAGACCACCTGTAGCGATAAACAGATTTATCGCAAGTAAGTCATCCCAGTTACCTTGTGTCGCCACAAGCATCGGCTGCATCTGCAAAACTCCATCTGGATTGGCCTTGGTAGGACCAATCGCAAGAATTGTTTCGTTTTCTTTTAAGCCGTTTAGGAGTTTTCCAACGTAGTGGTCAGCTTTCATAGAAAGGACCACCTTGGTTGAAATTTTTTTGTCACTCGGCGGCAAAGAGCTAGTGATGACGTTAGTCACACCGTCTTCAGTTGCCGCTGTGTCAGTGACCCTGAGTCCCAGAAGGAATACGTTCACGTTTTAGGGTTCGGTAGATCGTTGAGCGGTTTACGTTTAGAGCCTTGGCAATCTCCTTGACAGGGACGCCTTGGCCCGCAAATACTAGAGCAATATTTCGGTCTGCGTCACCAAGTTTTGAAGCTTTCATAGTTTTGTAGCAGTTGTGGTAAGGATTGACACACATTTTGTTACCGCAGGAAGGCTTTACGCACCCGTCTTTATGGATTTGTAAGTAATCTAATACCATAGGACGCACGTAATACCTTTGTTTTAGTGTATAGATTATAGGATTTTGGTTACAGAAAGACCCAACCCACAAATCACATTGTTTATGAGAAAAGTCATTATATGCCAATCTTCTAAACAGTTCCGATAAATATGTCGGCGGACATAGTTCATAACCAAGGTAAAATTTATCTGCTTTCAGTGCTCTTGAGATATCAGCTGCTTGTGCTTGAGCGTGACCTCCGTCATTAGCAGTTATTAGTAGCTTTAGTTTAGCCTTATCCTTATCTATCACTAAGGTGTACTTTGTCGTCACAAAATAACTATACGCTTTAAAAACATGATGACACAAAAAACGAGGTGTGACTAACGCCGCACCTCATATTTTGTAAGTTTTGCAATTTAACGCATCTGGGATTGGCTCTGCAAACCCGGAAGGAGTTAGTTATGTTTAGAACTGACCCAGTTCGCGGTAGACAGCGTTAGGTAGTGTTTGACCTGCAGCTCTAATTGCCCTGGCGGTAGCGCGTACTTCATCCTGGCTTGCACCTTGACTTAAGAGTGCTCTGACATCTTGACCACCGAAGACACCTTGAGCACCTACGTCTACAGCACCAGACAAATAATTTTTAGCAGCTGTTTGAGGAGCAGGGCTACTCGGCGTGGACATTTCAGCTGCAGTTACACCACCTAAACGTTGATACACAGCTGCGGGTAACTCTTGAACAGTAGATCGTTGTTCAGCAATGTCTCTAATATCAGAGTCAGACATTCCCTGACTTCTTAGGTAGTCAACATCTTGACCACCAAAGTAATTCTGAGCACCCTGGTCATACTTAGAGAAATTAGCTAAGTAGTCATCTTTAAGGCTTGGTTTAGTTGGTTCTGGTATCGGAGCTTCTGCCTTTTTATTAGTGCCTGATAGAGAAAAATTGCTTTCTGAACCCGTTGTTTCAGTTACTTCCCGAGTAGGCTGCGCTGCAGCTTTATAAGTCATTGTTCTAGGACTTTGACCTTTATAGAAAGTCTTAGTTTGTTTAGTTGGCGCTACAAAGCCATTGAAGTTTACAGACGTTTCTTCGTTATCGTCTTTAAACAAGTCAGCTAGGTTTAAACCAAAAGCACTTCCGGCCAGTCTTCCAAAGCCTTTGGAACCAGGTTTACCTTCGAAAGTTACGGAGTCAGCCATACCTGATAATTAACCTTAGGCTTTAAGTTTAATGCATTATCGTCAGTTATTAGTCAAATACCTTGCACATTGGTGCTCCTGGATGAGTATCACAGATAGCGTCTAACACCTTATCCCTATGACGGTTTCTAGGATCGGCAATATTTCCATCAGTTGTCGGATCAAACTCTTCAGGCTCGTGTTTCTCGTTTGTACTGAAAGGCACCTTGAACTTTTCGTAC